GAGACGCGCGTCCATGATTATTTTGACGATAAGCGAGTCAATAAGGAAAACAAACATAAGGAATTTTTCTATGTAAGCCCCAAAGAAGCTATTGATGTACTGCGTAATGAATTTCATGTAGATGTTCATTTTGTAGATGAAGATTGTGATGAAAATGAGGAGGATGAATAAACATGACAAGAGATGAAAAAGTGGCAACACTTGAATGGTATTGTGACCATTGTGGTGATACTTGTGATAAATGTGAATTAAAAAATATGTACGATAAAGAAACAGATGAATTTACAAATAAATATGCTTGTGCATTTAATGAAATGGACGATAAGATGCTTGATAAAATCTATGGTTGGTATAAAGAGCTTGATCCAGCAGCTTGTGAAAATGCTGAAGCTGAATGCTGTGACAAAGAGCCTGACGACATTAAGTTACATATTGAACCAAAGGTGGCGCGGCATTGTGCAATCTGCAAGAAGCTCAATCAGGTATATAAAGCAAAGAATCATGACTATGGTGATTCATTTGGTGACACATACAAAAAACTAGGGATTATCAGTGCTGTGACCCGTCTTAGTGATAAGATGAATCGGCTCATGTCGCTTGCTGTATCACATGATGCTCAGGTTAAAGATGAGAAGATCGAGGACACATTGCTTGATATGGCTAATTATGCTATTATGACGTTGATTGAATTGGGATATGAGGTGGACGAATAATGGCTGAATATATCGAATGCAGAGAATGCGACTCTCCTCATTGCAAAGGCTGTAATCTTAAAAATCTGGAAACGATGCTTCGCAATGGAAAGTTTGACTGCATAATGAATGAAAACCGCTGCATCAATACAGCTGCTGATGTTACGCCGGTGGTGCATGGGTATTGGATTGAGAAAAAGTCGGCTGTGGGGCGATATTTTGAATGCTCCAATTGTGGCGCACATGAAAACAAACATACAGCAATTAAAGGTTATTATTGCTGGAGATGCGGGGCGAAGATGGACAAACGCAATGAATCAGAGAACTAAGCGTGGTATTGAATCAGCTTGTAGAGCAAGCAAAGAATCTGAATTTCCTAGATACCATCTTGGCGCAGCTCTGTACTATAAGGGCGTATTGCTTGCTACAGGATGCAATAGCACTAAAACAAGCCCGTTGCAGAAGCGGCTCAATGCAGAGCGTGAATTTGACCCCAATCAGAGCGGCGTGGTAAATTCGCTTCATGCTGAAATCAGGGCATTGAGCAAAGTAAAATATCTGGATATTGATTTTGGCAAATTGACGCTATATGTATATCGTGAATATGCAAATGGAAACAAAGCAATGGCGCGTCCATGTCCTGCTTGTATGAAATATATAAAAGAATTGGGAATTAAGCATATTTGTTATAGTACGGCTGATGGAATTGCTGAAGAAAGGATTGATTAAATGGAAAAGATTGAACTTGTAAAAGAAGCTATCAATTTTGCTATGTCTGCTTTGTGTGATGGTTATTTAGATATGCCGTCAGGTTGTGAAGGATGCCCCATGTGGGATAAGGATAATCTTGATGATGACGGGAATGTTAATTGCAGAGGCGTTATTTTTATGGAATTTGCAAAGAAGCACCCAGACGATTTAATGCCGTATAAGAGAAAGGATTGATTAAATGAAATACATCACTCAAGATCATATAGAAATCAAGCCAATCGAATGTGCCGGATATGACTATTATCAAATTGGCATAGATGAGTGGAATATCGTTGTTGGGCTTGGTGGATTGGTTAATGTAAAAAATCAAGCTGATAAAATTATTGAAAATTATATAAATAAACTTGAAAAGGATTGATTGATAAATGACTAAGTTGAAACGATGCCCGTTCTGTGGCGGCAGAGCGTCTATAAATTTTGACTCAGAAGCAATCATAGATTCTCAAGGGCGGCACTGGGCATATAATGTCGTATGTGATAAATGCTGTGCAACATCTGGACTTGCGTATTCAATCGAAATGGCTATTGAGATATGGAATAGGAGGACTGATAAATGCGACCGATTGATGCTGATGCCACTATAATAAATATAATGAGAATGGCAAATTTCAGCCATTCTCATTTTTTATTAAATCCTTGAGCTTGTCGCTCTGCTTATTGTTCATATTGATATCAACAAATTCGCGTCGCTGTTTGCCTGTGATACAACTAAGCTGGCTAGTTTGAATAATCTTAGTACACGCCTCTTTATTGATTTTCTCAAAGCTTGGATAATGCTCATAGACATCTAATAGCCGATTAGCTATCCATTCCTTTGTTGCTGGCTTAATGATATAGACCTCTTTGACTTTGACATATTCACCGCCAAATGCCTCTTGAGTTAATTGAGCAAGTCGCGCTTCAAACGCTTTATATGTTTCTGTTGACACGTATGGCTTGTAAACTCTATTATCTATGACCTTGCCCCAATTTGGCGGCATTATCTCATTGACGGCTTTAGAATAGATAGATAAGCAGGTCTGATGATCGGGGCTATCTTCTGGCACATCATATGTTTCGAGCCATGTTTCTTTTGTTTCTGGGTTGCGCCGTTGCTTATAGAGACGATAACCCCTATTCAGATCAATGACATAACGGTTCTTCATGGTAAGCAATTTACGCCTAGTCCATTGAGCAAGGATATTGTATACAACGCCATTAACTAAGCTCATATAGCCATAATGCTCTGAATTTTCTACAGCTTGGCTATATGTATAGCTAAAATTATCATTGACCTCTTGGAACATTCTGAGCAGATTGCTGGTTGACGCATATATAGTGGCGCAATTTGTTTTGAGAAAGATTTGATAAAGAGCGGCTTCAAAGGCGGCTTGGTATGAATCTTTATCTAGTTCATTGATAAGCGCGTCTGCTTCAGGATAGACCTCTTGTACAATATAACGGGTTGGATGTTCTAGAGTATCTAGTTGACAATAATTTCTAATGTGGTCAAGTTGAGTTATTTTGGAGCAACCGCCTTTTGGAGTTATATTAAGAGCCTTACATAAGTCTTGGTATTTCAATTCGCACCCTTCTATCTTTTCTAGTGATTCAATCAATTCAGCGCCTGTTGGTTGCTTGATATTTTGTTTTCTCATATAAAATAAACCCCTTTTACATTTTTGTCTAAATAAAAAAATTTTTTGTCTAAGTGATGACACTATGATAATACTAGCGTATTATATTAGTATCACGATTTAGACAAAAATTAAATTTATCTAAATTACATTGTAATTATATCATATTCTAGTCATCTATTTGTTAATAAATTGTAAATTATTCAGTTGTTGTTTGATAATGATGTGATTTATAAGCGATGTGGTAGTTTTTGAATATGTGATGTATTACATGGTATGTGGTTTGATGTGCTACAACCGAAATCTCACCGGTTAGCCTTTGCTAATCCATAACCTAGCCCCCAGGTAGGTTTTAATACGCTAAACTACAAAAACACCCGAAAATAGCACTTTTCCACTGATCTAGCTTAAAATAAGGATGATCCTTGCTTTACCGGGGGGGCTGTTTTAGAGAATTGCCAGGATAACCCATTTTTGCCCCATGATTTTGCTAGCAAAAAATAGGTAGTATGCTACATATTACACGTTATACGCTTTTTTGTATAACACTTGTTAACCATCTCAACCAACCATCCCATTCACCACAACAACTACTAATAGAACAAATGTTCGCATATCATCCATACTATACCTGCCTATATAATATAATAGAATTTTATAATCAACATTAAAAATTTACAATCATAAAATATAATATGCCGTACAATATTGACATGATCCTGTTACACATTGTAACTATATTGTAACTATTATACTCGATACAATCTTATCTATATATATACCGATTATATAACGGGAATCATAATTGATATTATAGATATTCATATTCATGCCGCATATACACAGTATAACTATACAATAACTAGCGCTATCTAGAATATTCTAACTTTTCAAGCCTATTCACCATTAAAACAGTGAATAATGAAACTGTATGAAAAGCGTATAACGGAATACTTTTATTTGCCGTATGATTTCACGTCTCGACCTGAAAACGGCGCTACGGGGCTTCTAGAGGCTCACAGCGGCATTGTAGCATTTTACCGTTGTCAAGCTATTATATACTATAATATATATAATATCCGCTTCGTCAATTTGCATAAAATCAGCCGCGCTTTTTTGTGCAATATTTTTGTAATGAATGGGTTGACTTTTCCGGCGTTATGCTGTATCATATGACCATGCAAGGGAGGTGAACACCACGGAAGAACAGTATAAAGGATTCTTGATTCAGGAATCCGAGAGCGTCTATTATATCCGAGACGCAAGCGGCAAAATTTTAACAGAGGTAGAAACAGAAAAAGCCGCGCGGGAATGGGTGGACGAACACAAGTAAAAAGCAAGGCGGGAGCAATCCCGCCAAGCTATAAAAAATAAATAAAACAGGAGGAAACAAAATGAAAATTTACACTGAAAAAAGCTTGCGAGATTTTGAATTTTGGAGCGGTGCCAAAGATACTATAAAATATTTGACACCTTGCGAACTCGATCAAATCGAGTCAATATTAGAAGAATGCT